CTGTCTAACTGGTCGGCTACTGGTTTTAATTTAATGCCCAACGCTTCGGCTTGGCCGCTTAACCTGTCGGCGGCTGCGCCGTTACGTTTTGCTTGGGCTTCTTGTTCATATAACGCGTTAGTTAAATCGTCGATATACATACGGCTTGCTTGCATTTGTAAATCGGTTAAAACCAAATTGTTCATTACTTCGCCCATGGCTTTTTTGTAGCCTGGTACCAGGTTTATTAAACCTAAGGTAAGTAATTGCAACGCGTTATTAGCGTGTTTTGCCATGTTGTTATATTCGTGGACTACTGACGCCGCCCACAATTTGACATAGGCGCCTACTACGCCCATGTTGTCTAGAAATGCGTTTAACGCGCCGCCTAAACCTTCTTTACCAAACGCTTTTATAGCTGCCGCTGCCGCGTCGGGTAGTCGAGCTATAGCGTCTTTAACGTAAATGTTGTTAAGAATTGCGTAGCCAATAGTTTCGTTCAATTCTGTCCAAACAGTACCTAGGCGTTTTAGTTGCCCTTCATAGGTTTTAGCGGCTGCAGCTGCAGCGCCGCCAAACTGTTTGGTTAGTTCGGCTTGTGCTAACCCGAAATCTTTAGTTTTAATAATGTTGGGGTCTAGCGCTATACCTAGTTTTGTTAAACCAGCCAAATTGCCGTTGTAAGCCTTGCCTAGGGCTAGCGACACGCTTTCTAAATCGCGGCCAGTACCTGCCGAAATATCCATGGCAAGCCCTAATAGGTTTTGGCCTGCGGCTAAATCATTTGTTGCACGTACAAGCGAACCTAGCGCGGGGCGTAGTTGGTCGTCGGCTACGCCTGTTGCAAACTGCATTTGGCTTATAAAATCCTCGGTTGCCGCAATAGTCATACGCGACGCGCCCGTAGTGTTTTCTAATTGCTTGGCTAATAACGCTTGGCTTTTTTGATCTTCAATAGCGGCGTTAATTGCCTTGCCTAAACCTGCAACTACTAAAGCGGTTGAAGCTGCAAACGCGGCGCCTACTAATACGCCTGTTTTGCCGAATTTGCCAAACGCTTTTTCGGCTTGCGAAATGCCTTTATCGGCAAACGACGTAATAATTGGGATATTTATACCAGCCATTAGCGAACCTTCATTTGTCGATTAGTAACGGCCATAACTTGTTCAACTACTTTAAGTACGTCGGCGGTTACGGTAGGCCTGTTTTTTTCTACGGCAACGTCAATAACGCGCGGTTGTTTGCCTTCCTCTACGGTTAAGTTTGTTACAAATTGGCTACTTGTGTTACGACCTGCATGGTCATAAATAACGCCTGCAGCGTCGGCGCTTTGTACGGTCATTAAACGATAAGGCTTGGCGCCAAATACAACTTGTTCGCTGTAGCCGCCCCTATCAAAATTTACGTAACGTTCTTTACTGCCGCGTACGCCAACTTTAATTTTAAAACCTTTTTGTACGGCGTCAGTACGCCACGTAGTCTCACGGCCTTTAACTAGGTTGCCTCGAACCATGCCCGATAGTGGGGCGCCGTTGCCTTTTGAATTAGGAAAACTTGCGACCATTTGGCGGGCTTCATTCAAAATAGACGCGCCAGCGTTCTTAATTTGTTTGGTCACTAAACGCCGATATTTAGGGTCAATTTCGTTTAACAATTTTAAGGTTTCTTGGATACCCTCAATTTGTAACGGTAATTGGGCCACGGCGTTTACTTTCGTTGTTTGTTGTTATCTGATAATACAGCAACGACAGTAGCCAGGTCGTCTATGTCAAAGGGTATAGACGGGGGCCACCACGAAATCGCTACCAACAGTTCGGCAAGTTGGCGCCCATGGGTGCCCCTTAGGTGGGGTTTACAGCCTCGGTGTCGACTACTTCAATGTTTGTTAAACCTTTAACGAACGTATCAAATTCGGCGGGCACAACAATTTTGTTTAACTTAGACGCCTCGTACGCCATAAATGCTAAATCCTCTAAGCCGATACCTGCGGCCATGTCGGAAGCTTTACGTTTGTATTTGCGTTCCCACAAAATAATAACGTACAAGTTTGTTACCACCTCATAGGCGGTATCGGCTGTTTCTACTTTTAGCGTAAGTTTCATTGTCTGCCTTTTGTGTCGGGCCTTTTCAGGCGTTTAATTAAACTTCGACGACGCTATAAATTCCGCCCGTAAATGTCACGCTAATTTGACCTAAAGCGCCTAAGGCTGCTTCGTATGGCAACGCTTCCAAATAGGCGCCCGTAAGCGTCATAGTTGGGTTTGTTGCGGTGCCTGGGCTTGTAGCGCTTGGCGACCACGATACCGTTGTAGACGTGCCTACCAACGCTTTAAGCGTTGCGTAAGTTTCGGAAGCTGCAAACGATAGGTACAGGTCAAGGCTAAGGGTTGAATTTTCTAGGCCTGCAACATAGACGCGGGAACCTGAACCAAACGCGGTACTTTCTAGCGCTTCGATAGTGCGCGTAAAAGTAAGGCCGTGGCATTGGTCTTGAAGCGAAATGCTGTTAACGGTTACGTTCGGTGATGATAAATAAGTGCTAGTAGCCATGGGCTTTACTCCTCGTTTGTGTCTGTCTTAGTTTTAGCACCTTTAGGCGCCTTGGTGGGGGATTGAATAATAAAACCGCCTGCTACCAGCGCGTCGACATTAACGCCGTCTACTGGTTCGTATGTGTCGCCAGGCGTACCAATACGGGGGCTAACTATTTCGTATTTCATATGCACCTATTCTAGGCGGTTGCCTGGGCTTGTAGGGTTATGGTCAAATCGTAGGCAGGTAATTCGCTGCCGCCAATAATTGCAACAGTTGGGCGCCCGTCGGTTACGCCAATTTTCTTGGTAACTACCTTACTAGCCAAGTTAAGTAGTGACCGTTGCGCGTCAAGGTTGCCAGGCCCCAACGTAATTATGCGTATTGGAAACGTCATTTCTACGACATTGTTTGAATACACGGTGAACGTAGGGGCGTCTATAAACGCGCAAGGCGGTACAAGGTTACGGGGGTCTGTTACTACCTGTAAACTTGTAATGGTCGTTAGCGACGCTGCCAGGTCGTCTAGAGCCTCATTAAAAAGGTCTGTAAAAGCAACAGGCATTAGGCAACCTGCGGGCGGGGAATACCTAGCAACTGTTTAATCATTGGCGACAGGCCAACGCTATTACCTGCAGGCAAGCCGTCAAAACTGGCAAAATCTGTTACCGCGCCGCGTTGTCGATATAGAAAACCGCCGTAGGCAATAGTTCCCAAGGTGACGCTGTTACTTGGGCTTGTACCTTTTGCGTCTATGTAGCCGCTTTCTAAACGTCTTGTAAAACAAAAATCGTTTGCAGCTGCCGCGCATTGTGTAAGAAATGTTGTATCCAATGCCGACGCGGTACCGATACCTAGCCAATCCTCAATTTGTCCAGCTGTAACCCACGTACAAGGAACGGTACCTAGCGTTACGGTACCCGTTGCTGTAGTCCGCGTAACGTCGCTAGCGGTTTTTGCATACAAAATTTGAAACGGTACGGGCACCTGGTAATTAAAAAGTAAATCGCCGTTGTCGTCTACGCCAATAAACAAATATTCGGGTATATCGTAAACGGTTACGGTGCCGTTAAAAGTTGCGTCAACGCCCGCAACAATAATAGACGCGCCTACATACACTTCGTTAGGTGTAAGCGTTTCTATTACTGCGTAGTTGTCTAGTAGCGTTTTGTGCGCTACTTGGTATACCTGCGTCATGGCGGTTAGGCCGCCTTTCGGTTAGACGAACTTAACGAATTTTGTAGCGTCTGCCATAAATGAAGCGGCATAGCCACGATACGCAATAGTGCGGCCCAAGGTACTTGGAACGTCTACAGAAATTGCGCCCTTTTGCTGTTCGTAAAATTCAAAGCCTGCGGCTGGGCCTGCAGCGTGGCCCATAAATGAACCTGGCGTATCCTTGTCAACTACTAGCACAAGGCCAAGCGGGTTGCCGTTCCAATTAGCGGCCGACAACTGGCCTGGCGCGTTCATAGCCCCAATTTGTGGGAACACTGGGCGGCCTGTGCTGTCAACCAACGAACCCAACGCGGCCCACGTACCAGGTGTTACGACCATGTGCGTAGGTAGGTAATTCGTGTTTAACGAAATTTGGCGGGCGCCTTCGTAAATGGCGGCAATCCAATCGGCGGGGTCTGTTGTGTCGGCAACTGCGCTGGTTTGTGAAATTGCACCATGGCAAGTATCTACGGCGTAATTGTTTGTTGCTTGTCCGTAAGCAATAGCCAACTGATTTAAAACAATGTTAATACTTGCTGGGTCTGTCCAGTCCAAATCTTGTTCAGACATAGTGACGTATGTACCAAAAGTAAGTTTAGAAATATCGGTGTTTGACACGGTAACAGTTGACGGGTCAAGTGTATTTAGTTGACCTGTTGGCTGTTGAGTAACTACAGGCCGTACCGTAATTTTTGGGCGGCGAAATGTTGCGCCCGATTGCGGCATGGCAGATACGCCAATAGCGGTAACGAAAGGCCTAATAGGGTTAAGCCCGTCATACACGCTGCCTGTAATAATTTCGGGCAAAATACCTGGGGTATCGGCGGTAGTGATGTTTGGCGCTGAAGCTTGAATACGTGCGTTCATTTCTGCAAGTACGCTGCCGCCTTGTACCGACGCCGCGATAAATTCGCTAGCTGTTGGCAATTTGAAACTTCGCGGTTGCGCGTAAATAACTGGCGCGACGGTTGCGGCTTCAATAACGGCTGGGGTTTCTGTTGGCTGTGTCATGGTGTCTAACTCCTCGTTAGGTGTTTCGGTTTCTATATTATCTATTTGTTCGGGTTCTTGTGGGATACTCTGCGACGCCGATACGCGGTCTACGGAAGCGCCCGCAAACGCCCCGAAAGGCACTAGCGAAAGTTCTTGCCAAGTAGCCTCGCTAATAATCATTGTGCCCGCTTCGTCGTAACTAAAACGGGTTGGGTTAACGCCAACGCTTACAGCGTCTAGTACGCCGTCGGCTGCCAATACCAGGGCTTCGTTGCCTAATGTTGTTTCGGATATGCGGGCTTCGTACATCATGCCGCCAGGTGTATCGACCATGGCGGTTACAAGTCCTACGGCTTGGGTGCTGTCATGCCCTAAATATAGTTTGGGCATTTTTCCGCCGCTGTTTAAGCTGCCTGGCATAAACATAACTTTTGTGCCGTCGTTTACCGTTGCTTCAACGTTGTACGGCAGCGCTAAACCTGCAAGGGTTCGGCGTGGCATACCGTTAGGGCCTGCGGCGTCTAGCGTTAAATCTTGTTGGGTTAATTTAAGCATTTGGCATTACTCCTACTTCGTTTACTTGTGCGGGTGTATCGTTTCCTGTTAAGTAGCTCTCGCTTAGGTAGTCGTCAATATCGAATTTGACGTAGGTACCGCGCGGCAAAACGTTACCCATAGATAATGTTTCGCTAATACAATCCATAAACAATTTTGCGCCAAACATATACAAATCTTGCCGCGCTTGGGTGCTGTTTTGATAGCTGTAACTTCCCGTTGCAACGCCTAAAAGGTAAGGGGGGCAATTTGCGAGCCTGGCGATTTCCAGACTTTGATATTCACTAGCTGCCACCAACATTTGTTTACTGGCGTCGCTGTTTGTTTCGGTGTAAGTAACAAATTCGTTTAGTACCGCTACAGAATTTGTTAGGCGCGCGCTTTCGAAAGATTGCCCTAATTGTTGCAATTCCTCGGCGCTAAGCGGCTGGCCCGCCACCTGCCGCAAAACGCCCGTTGGCAGCAAACTACTACTATTGCGTAGGCGGGCCTGTTCCAGCTTCAACGCTGTTAAAACTGCGTTAGGGCTAGTAAATAGTAAACCTTGTATAGGGCTAATAAATTGCACTACGTCGCGGTGGTCAATAGGTAAACCGCTAAACATAATTTGTTTAGACGGCGCAAAAAATACGGGGCCTGCCTGGTCTTGTGTTAAAACCATAGCGCTAGGCATACGTTGAAAAGCCTTAGGGTAGCCGTCGGAACTACGCTCGGTGACGTACAAAAACGCCCGCTGGGTAAAAAATAAATCATCAAATAACCATGCAAGCGTTGTGCTATTTGGTAGCGACGGGTCAAGTTGTCTAGTCCAGGCGCGCGGTGCTATTTCTATTTGTTCAAGTTCACGGCTAACAGGGTTCCACATTTCGTTATACATTTTTAAAGGCGTACAGCCGATTACTGACGCCAACAAGTCGCGCGCCCTAGTAATGGCAGGTACGGCCATAGCGCGTTGGCGTGTAGCGCCCTGGGTAAACGCATAAAAGTTATCAAGTTGTGACGCGCCAACATTTGAACCGCTAGCCGCCGCTTTAACGGTGGTACCGATTGCGGCCTTGTTGACCTTGTTAAATAACGCCATGCGATAAGTCTGCCATATCTGTTAAAAGTTTGGTGGCACTACCCACGGTGAAGCGGTCTATTCTTTTCCCGACGAAAAGGTAAGCCGTCGCGGATAGTGCCGACACGATATTAGCGGTTTAACGTAACTACTAGCGGTTTGCCTACTAGCTGCGGTTTAGACGCCAATGCGGCAGCCCAAACCATGCACCTAGCCAACGTAATAGGCCCAGGGCTACGGGTCGACGATAGGGCTACGCTGCCTTGGTGTTTTATTAGTACGGCGCGTTCGACGTGTTCTATTAACTGATTTTCGCCGTGATGATATATACGGTTTTCTATAATCATATTTTTTACGGGTGCAGTCCATTTCAATAGTTCGCGGTAACCAACAATGGTTTTGCGTCGTTCCATATTTGGCGGTAAATGTATTTCTAGGCCTGGGGTTATTGCTACGCGCAACGTTGGCGCTAACGCTATTTCGGCTTCAACTAGGCGCCACGTTTCGGCAAGGGTGCCCGCCACAAACGCAACCGTAACCGCCGTTTTTAGTCCTACTTGTACGGCCCTGACGCCGACATATAGGGCGCCGTCTTGGTCTACTTCGATAGCAAGTATGCCGCCTGGGGGTATAGGTTCATCGGATTGCAGCGCTTCAAATACGCCAGGTTCCAGCCAACCGTTTTGGGTTGCTGTCCACGTGTTGACCGACGCGCGTAAAAAGGCGTTGCGGTTTGGGGCTTCGCTTTCTGCCTCGATTACAGGCATTTCTAACGTATACCCCAACGCGGGGTTTGCGTACGCCCAGGCGGTAGGGGTCATTAAATTGCTGTTTGGCGGTGGGCTAAATTCGGCAAAATATAATTTAGTTTGTTCGCCGCTATCTATAGCACGTAACCCTTGTTCACGCCAACGCAACATAGCTTTACTATCTTGTGTACCCGCCGTAGACATCATTACAAATAACGGGTTTTTGCGGGCGCGTTGCGACGGTAGTAAACCTTCGTCTATTGCAGCTTCCGAAATATCCCAAACCTCGTCGGCTACTACTAGGTCAACGCTGTAGCCGTGTCCAGCTGCAGGCGTGGCCGCCCTGGGGAACCATACCGAATTATCGGGCATTGTTAAAACCATGCGCCCATATGACCACGACACGTGGGCACCAAACTTAGTTTCCAATATTGGCGCTAGATAAGTAAACAGCGCGGTAGCTAAATCAAGTTTGTGCGCGACAGTAATAACGGTTTGCGCCTGGCCGCGCGCTTTACCTTGCGTAGTTAACCACCAACCAACAAGCGACGCAATAGCAACCGTTTTACCGTTTTGTCGTGCAACAGACACAAGGCCGACACGGTGCAAGTAATCGCCGTTGCTATCCATACACGTCAAACCATGCAAAATGTTTAACTGCCACGGCATAAGGTCTACCCCTAGTACCTCTTTCGCAAAATCCCCAATATCGGTTACAGCCGATTTTTGACCACTAGCGGTGGTCGTAACCAATCGCGGCATATCGTGGCCAGTTTGCGCCAGTTCCGCCAAATCCTTATGAAATATAGGGTTAATATCT